AGGTGTCAGAATCTCCAAGTCCAGCAAAATCGGAGAATTCTCTTACGGCTTTGCCTCTCAGCGTTTTTCTGGTGGCGGCACAACACAAATACTCTGGGCGGGTCTTGAATTCGGATCTAATCGTTATAGACAATTCCCTCGCAGAACTCCGACAAAAGGACGCGGAAACTCTGGCTACTTTATTTATCCAACCCTTCGCCAAATTCAGCCTGAATTAGTGAGAAAATGGGAAGATGCGTTTAGCAAGATACTCAAGAAGTGGGATGACTAATGGCCGGTAATAGAACCCTTAAACTTTCCATTCTCGCCGATGTCGATGATCTCAAAAAGAAGCTTGACACCGGTTCTAAAGAGGTCGAAGGCTTCGGCGGTAAGTTAGAGAAATTCGGCAAAGTCGCGGCTGCTGCTTTTGCTGCTGCTGCGGCCGCTGCCGCGGCCTATGCTGGCAAGTTAGCCATCGAAGGCGTTAAGGCGGCTATCGAAGATGAAGCTGCTCAGAATCGTTTAGCCAATGCGCTGCGTAATGTTACGAAGGCTACTGACGATCAAATCGCATCCGTTGAAGAACAAATTACAAAGTTATCTCTCGCTAATGGAATTGCGGACGATCAACTTCGTCCAGCCTTCCAGCGCCTAGCCACGGCTACCGGAGATTTATCAACTGCCAATAAGAGTCTAAGCCTTGCCTTGGATATCAGCGCCGCAACTGGTAAAGACTTAAACTCAGTAACAAACGCCTTAGGTAAAGCCTATGAAGGCAACACTTCAAGTCTTGCCCGCTTAGGAATTGGCTTATCAACTGCCGAGATAAAGACTCTCGGACTTGACGGCACAATGAACCAATTGGCCGAGACTTTTGGCGGTGCGGCAACAGTTCAAGCCAACACTTTAGAGGGTCAAATAGCAAGACTAAAAGTAGGGTTTGATGAAGCTAAAGAATCCGTTGGTGCGGCATTACTTCCAGCTTTACAAAATCTTTTGAACTTTTTCGTTAATACAGTTATCCCACAATTTATCAAGTTCAAGGATGCTGCGCTTCAACCAGTAACCAACGCGATTGAAAATAATAAAGAGGCGCTTACGACCTTGTGGCGCTTTATTAAAGATTTCGTAGTCCCGGTTATTATCGGTGGATTAGGCGATGCGCTTAAATTTATTGGCACAGTAGCCGGAGGAATTATCAATGTTATTGGCGCAGTAGTTAATGGCATCAAATCAGCTCTTAACTTTGCTATTGATGGCATCAATAAACTTATTGATGTCTATAACGCAACAATCGGCAGATTACCCGGGACTCCGGATGTAAATCGAATTACGAAACCTTCTTTCGCAGCGCCTAGTGCTCCAAAGATTTCAGCGCCCAATATCCCTTCACCGAGTTTTAGCGGTGGCAGTTTAGGCGGTGGCGGATCTATATCCGGCGGTGGCACTACTGTTGGCGGTGGAGGTTCAAGCACCACTAATAGAGACAAAGAACGCGAAAACGCTGGCGCTAAAGCGGTTGCCGAAGTTATCGCTGATTTAAGACCAACTTTACCAATTAGCTTGGCTGAAATTCGCGCCCGAGAATCCGGAGATGTCATCAATTACGGAGTCAGCAATTTAGGCGGATTAGATGTCGCTCGAGTAAGAGCTGCGGAGCAGCGTAGCGTTACAGTAGTCGTTCAAGCACCTAGCGCTATAGATGAAGAAGGATTTAAGAGAGCCGTAGTCGATGCTCTTAATGAATCAGCCAATCGCGGAACTGGCGGCGGTGGCGGTCTTAGGGATACAGCTCAAGTCCTATGACCTTATGGAATCCGGTCTATCGAGTAAAGGCCAATGGAACTGATGTAACCGGCATATCCTTAGTCGGCTTCACTATCCAATCGGGTCGGCGGGATATCAACGCTTTCACAGAGCCCAGTTATTGTAATTTAACTCTGATAAACACCGATAACACTTATTACCCATTTTCGGTAAATACGAGCATTACAATCGAAGTCCAAAATTCAAACGCCACTTATGTCCCTTTATTCGGTGGCCGTATCTCAGATATTTCTACCGAGGTTAATTCAGCCGGATCTACTGCGGTCGTAACCCGAATCAACATAATTGCCCTTGGGTCACTATTTAGACTCCAGCGAGCTTTATTCGATGGGAACTTAACCGAAGCTCTTGATGGTGGGCAGATTAGCCAACTTCTAACTGATCTTCTTCTCAATAACTGGAATGAAGTATCGCCTTCTCAAACTTGGGCTAATTATGATCCGGTTATCACCTGGGCTAACGCCGAAGATGTCGGGCTGGGCACTATCGATGCTGGTTCTTATACGATGGTTAGCCGACAGATTACAGATTCCTATATTTCGGGAGTTGCGAATTCAATTGTTCAATCAGCTGGCGGATATCTTTACGAGGACGCCAACGGCAATATCGGTTATGCCGATGCTAGTCATAGACAGGATTACTTAGTGGCTAATGGCTATACCGACCTCGACGCTAATCACGCAATCGCTTCGGGTATTTCGTCGGTTGCCCGTCAAGGCGATATCGTTAATAAAGTAACCATTGATTACGGCAACAACTTTAATAATTCTTATACCGCTCAATCCACCGGCAGCCAAGCGACTTATGGACTTTATGCCGAGCAGATAAACTCATATATCAAGGGGGCTACCGATGCCCAAAACTTCGCCGATCGAGTAATCGCGCTCAGAGCCTTCCCTCGCGAGCGATTCCAATCGATTACCTTCCCGGTTCATTCAACCGAGATTGATGATAACGACCGAGATGCGCTTCTCAATGTCTTTATGGGCTTACCTATCCGCCTTAACAACCTTCCGCCGAATATCTCATTAGGCCAGTTCGAAGGCTTCGTCGAGGGCTGGACTTGGCGCTCAACAGTTAACGGCCTATTTATCACCCTTACAGCTTCTCCAACCGCCTATAACGCAGTAGCTCAACAATGGGCTCAAGTCAACGGGGCGGAAACCTGGAATAGTATCCTTAATACCTTAGAATGGCAGGACGCGATAGGAGTAATTAGCTAATGGCAAATACCGTTAATTTCGGCTGGGAGACCCCGGACGATACCGATCTAGTTAAAGACGGCGCAGCAGCTATGCGCACTCTCGGATCGGCAATTGATGCTTCGATGGCTGATCTTAGAGGCGGAACAACTGGACAGATTCTTTCAAAGAATTCCAATACAGATATGGATTTTGTTTGGGTTGCTAATGATGTTGGCGATATAACGGCGGTAAATGTCACTGCTCCAATAACGGGTGGCGGATCCTCCGGGGCGGTCACAATAAGCATCCAAGATGGAACTACTACACAAAAAGGCGCGGTTCAATTAGAAAATTCGACTTCTAGCACTTCCACAACGACCGCGGCCGTCCCAGCATCGGTCAAATCAGCTTACGATTTAGCAGATGCCGCAATTCCAAAATCTCTGGTAGATGCCGCTGGTGACATAATTTATGCCACAGCAAATAACACAGTAGCTCGATTGGGCATTGGAACAGCGGGACAAGTCCTAAAAGTTAATTCGGGCGCAACGGCTCCGGAATGGGGAGCTGCTGGTGCTAGCAGCGCTATGGTCTTGGTTAAAACCCAAACAATAGGATCAGGTGTCACAAGTGTAACAGTTTCAGATGCTTTCAGTTCCACTTATGATAATTATAGAATTATCGTTACCGGTGGTGCTGGACAATCTGGTGACACAATTCAACTAGAATTGGGAACGACTACGACAGACTATTGCCAATTCATAATGGAAGGTAATTACGGAAGCAATACTTTAAGCTCGTCTGGCAGAAATAATCAAGCCCAATGGCTTGCCGTTGGTCGTAATTCTCAAAATACGCTTCACGCCGATTTCACACTATATAATCCAAATGTCGCATCTAGGACGCACTATATTGCGCAAGCTGCGGGCGGGCAAACCTCAAGCGGCGGAGTCGTTTTTTATAGCGGCGGATTCTTGAATAATAATATTCAATACACTTCTTTTAAAATTTCTACGCAAACTGCTACAACAATGACCGGCGGCACAATCCGCGTCTATGGATTCCAGAATAGTTAGGATATGTGATGACATATTTAGTTCAAATAGATGATGAAATAAGAGAAGCGACTCCAGAAGAAATCGCGGAGATTGAAGCGAGAATTGCTGCTAAAGAAGCGGAAGAACAAGCAAAGCAAGAAGCTGAAATTAAGCGCAAAGCCCTTCTTGACCGCCTAGGTATCACCGCCGAGGAAGCCCGACTACTGCTATCCTAGCACAATCCCTGAAAATTATGGCGAAACTATGCGAAGCTGGAAAACAATTACGCGAACAGATAGATGATGACTTTCCTGAGCGCGATCGTAAAAGTGATGGCTGGATTGCTGATGCTCGCCACTTTGCTAACAGCTCTAATTCTGACCATATCCCGCGAGATGGAATTGTTCGAGCTATAGACATCGATGCCAATCTCAACGACCATCCCGAAGCAACTTACGCACTTGTGGAGCAGATTAGAAAATGCGCCAAGCGCGGAGATAAGCGGATTAAATACATTATTTACGACGGCAAGATTATGTCCCCCATCCTCAACTTTAGACGCAGAAAATACCGAGGCTCAAACCCTCACCGCTCACACTTTCATATCAGCTTTACGACCTTAGGCGATAACGATGGGTCTTGGTTCGACCTGACAGGAGAAAGAGACAATGCTAAACGATTTAAAAAAGGCCGCGGGAAGCTGGCTAAAGACCTTTATAGCAGCAGCCCTAGCGACTTACCTATCGGTCGGCCTCGATGCGGAGATGATTCTCAATGCTGCTATTGCTGCCGTATTGCCGAGCATAATTAACTGGCTTAATCCTAAATACGAGCGCTACGGCCGGATTAAGTAATGCCTACCGAGATTGCCGCTTTTATCGCGTCCGTCTTGGGATCGATTGGCTTACTAATCGCCGGGCTTCGCTACATAATTAAACTTGAGAACCTTCCATTAATTTCTCGACTCGATAAGTTAGAATCTACCCTTGAGTTAGCTCTAAGGGAAAGGGTCGCGAGTGCCAACAAAAAAGCGCGCCGCTAAAAAGAAGCCGGTCAAGCGCCGGGTTCGCCCTAAAGAGCCGCCTACCAAGCTTGACTATTGGGCTATCGCTTGCCAAGAGATTTACAAGTCTTGCCGTAATGCTGGTATGGATGAAGGCACAGCTCTCGCTTTCGCTATGGATCGCAGCTCTTGGCCTGATTGGGTATTAGACCCAAGCGACCCACTCAAGAAAATCGGGTGGGAAGATGGCGAGGAAGATAACTAATCTACTACCGCGAGGTCGAACTTTTTGAGGCGCTAAAGGCCGAATATCCGGATTTAACGCCTCTTTCAGCGACCGACCGGGCAGATGGCATTACCCATAACGCCTACCTCGAGCTAAAGTGCCGTAGAACGCATTACGACCAATTGATGATAGAGCGCCATAAGTGGGATTACTTGGCCGAAATAAGGGCTAGAACGGGCGCTAGGACGCTTTACATAAGCGCTACGCCTAAAGGTGTGTATGAGTGGGACTTAGGGGCTATAAACGCCCCTGAATGGGTTTTTAAGTGGCTCCCTAATAAGACAGATTTCGCCGGAGCTAAGAAGATTGAGAAATGGGTCGGCTTTTTAGATATCCGACACTCCCGGCTCCTACTTGTCTAAATAGATTTAGGGTCTTATGCTTCTCGGGTAAATCGATTTAGATTTACGGAACGGGAGCATAAATGATAAATAAACCCAGCGTAATAGCTTTTGATTCTCAAGCTGGGGCTTGGACAGACGGCACTAATTGGGTAAAGGGCTCAATTATTAGACGATACGCCGTTGACAAACTAGGCCGAAAAGGATCAACTAGAGGCAGACTTTCAAGAGCTGAAATTTCCGCTTATTTCCTAGATAAATTCGGGGTGAGCGCAGATGTTAGATAACGATCAGATAATCACTTTAATCCTATTGGGCATTACAGGTCTTTATATGTGGATTAGTAATCGATTCGACAAGGCTCGCGATGAAGCCTTCTTTAATGGATATGAGAGGGGACGAAGTGTCGGACGAGCTGAACGATCGAGACTCTAATGAATGGATTAAAGCAGCCCTCGACACTCTTGAAGATAGGTTCTATGAATATGGCGATGAGAGGCATAATCTATTACGGATTTACAAAATATGCCGCACCCTCGGTGTTCAGCTCCGAGACCCAGCTGACTTGGCGCTGGTCTTTATCGCGACGAAACTCTCAAGAATGGTGGAATCCCCAATGCGGGAAGATTCGTATATCGATCTCATCTGCTATGGATCCATTTATGCTAGAACAAGATTTACCGATTGGAGCGAGTTTGGCTCTCTTGAGGAATACTAATATGAATCAATATTGCGACTATTGTAAGCAAAGATACGCTCACTTAACTCGCGGTGGAGAACTTCATCAATTAGCTCGAAGGCCAGCCTATTGGAAAGTGGTTAGCGAGCATCCCAAGCGCAAAGGCGTTACGCGGTTTTACTGCCTGGAGTGCGCTGCTGAAATTCAGAATTGGCCAGATGGCACTTTTTACTCATTGAAGGAACAATTACAAGACGCGCTGAAAGACACAGCGCAGAGGGAGTTTATTAATGTCGAATTACCTAGATGATTATGTTGGCGTTCAAGACCGCTTGAAAGCGTTCGTTAAAGATTTTCCTGATTACAGAATAAAGACCCATTGTTTAGCCGAATCGCTAGTAAAGGAGTGCGATGTCTATATTGTCAAAGTTGAGTTATATCGAACTGAGGCTGATCCGGTTCCTTTTGCTACGGGTCTATCGACAGAGTCGAAGGCAAAGCAATATGCTCTCGAGCTTGCGGAGACGGGCGCTCTTGGGCGAGCTCTTAACCTTGCTGGATATTATGCGAAACCAAGCGGAAATCGAGTCTTTCAATCGCACCAAAAGCCAATCGAAACGACAAGCAAGAAGCTAGCCGAATTCGTAGCCGAACAGCGCCCTGATGATCCAGCGCCAATCCATCACAATATCGATTACTTGGTAGAACAATTAGGCGCTGAGATAGCCGATGAAGTGCCAATATGTAACCACGGCGCTATGGTGCTTAAGAGTGGCGTTAAGGATGGCAACGAATACCGAGGCTGGGTCTGCCCATCAAGAGACCGCGAGGCTCAATGTCCGGCTAAATGGATGAAGATTGACTCAGATGGTAAATGGGTGTTCAAGAAGTGAATTTAGATATCCATCCGTTTAAGTGCTCGGCTTGTAAAGCTCCAACAGCCCATCGGCTAGTGAGGACTTATGAGTGCCAAGACATACCCGAAGCGCCTCCCGAAGTTTGGTTGGTCGAGTGCCAGCGATGCTTCGAGATGCGGATTATCTATCCGTCAGAGCGGGTAACGAGCAAAGAAGATGATATTGCTCGCTGCGACGATTGCGGTAACTGGAAGATGAAGTCGGCTAGATGCCGAATATGTCGAATAGCTGCTGGGTCTGAGACAATTACGCGTCGGGTATTTACGGGTCATAGTGATTATGAGGTTCCAATTGCCGACCTATGAATTCAAGTGTCCTAACTGCGAAATCACAGTTGATCGAAGCTTCGCCGTCTATTCAAACCATACCGAATTCTGCGAGGATTGCGGTGTCAAAATGGCTAAAGTGTTTTCAGCTCCGGGAGTCATCTTCAAAGGTGATGGCTGGGCTGGAAAGAGTAAGTAATGGCTAAACCCCACTCTCTTAGATATATCCACCAATTAATGGAGTGGGGATTTAGTAAGGAATTCATCGCTAAGGATTGTGGGATAACCCTAGAATCTTTAGAAATGAGACTATATCGGGAGAGGAAAAGAAATGAGCATAAAGGAAAAGAGCCTCAAGCTAGCGGCAGTAAGCCTAATAGCAGACGAGGCCAAGAAGGCAAAGGATCGTCTAAGAGCAGAGCTCCAAGAGGAGATGGACAATCTAGGAGCCGATCGAGTAAAGGCTGAATTAGGAGATGAGGTGGTTGCCTACATAACGACCACTAAGCCTAAATTTAAGTGGGAAATTACCTCAGATAGGAAATTCCTAGCCTGGGTTAAGGAGAATATGCCTACGGAGATAATTGAGACAGTGAGACCATCGACAGTTGAAGCAATACTTGAAAAGCTGCGATATGTGGATGATTTAATTATTGCGCCTAATGGCGAGGTAATTGATTGGGCGGTTGGATCAGAATCTAGCCCCTACTTAACTACCAAGTTTAGTGGTGATGGAAGGGAAACGCTGAGAAGTGCGATAGTAGGTAATTCCATCGATGCGAGAAAAGTCTTAGAGTTAGAGTAAATAGTAATTAAAGTTGTCCAAATAGTGAGACAGTTAGGAAACTAATGCGTAAAATATTTGACAAGTCGATTACACTACCTGCGTCGCGGGGCGCCGAAGCTGCCCTACGCGGAGTGTTTAGGGTAGGGCTATGCTTATCGGTAACTCTAAGCCTCGCTCTAAGTCCAATAACAATAACTAACTCAAATGCTTATCCTCTAAAGCGAGAACAACAAGATTGGGCTTTAGTAGCGATGAATCATTTAGGCGATTTACAAGAAGCCCAATGCTGGGTGGAGTTAATATGGCGAGAGAGCACCTTCAACCCTAATGCTAAAAACGGTAGCCATTACGGCTTGGCTCAGATGCGTAATGTACAGGTTAAGAACCTTAACCCAAGAGAACAAGTGCGTTGGCATATGAGATATCTAGATCATCGTTACAATGGCAGCGCTTGTAAAGCACTTAATCACCTTAACCGCAAAGGCTGGCATTGAGTAGAGAATACGATAAGACGCACTATAAGAAGCTACGCGAGAAGGTGCTAATTCGCGATGGTTACACTTGCTATTACTGCGGCCAGGAAGCTAACACAGTAGATCACATTGTCCCAATATCTAAGGGCGGTATAAGCAATGAGGACAATATGATTGCCGCTTGCGTTCGATGTAATAGCGGTAAGCGCGATCGCATAGCGCCCGGGTCTTTTTTCAGAGCACCGGGGAAACCCACGACCCCCATCGGGAATTTTTTACCCGGGAAAAACTCGACCAAACGCCATTATGCTTGAACTTGAATTAATCGAAAACAATTCGGCCGAGCTAGTGAGCCTTCGGGCTGGATCGGCTTACCGAGGTGTGGTAAAACCGCGAATTCACACAAAACTGACCGAAAACCCGAGCAAAGGGCTGGATTTCGTTGAATTCTGCGCTAAATATGGGCAGGAATTGCTACCCTGGCAAGAATGGCTAAGTGAGCAAGTGCTCAGACTTAAGCCCGATGGAAGATTCCAGACTCCCGTAAATGGCATTTTGATAGCGCGTCAGAATGGAAAATCTACTTGGATGGCTTGGCAGATTTTATGGCGAATCTTTGGACTTGAGCAGAAATTACAGGTTCACACAGCCCATAAATTAACAACCTCGGCTGAAATCTTTTACAAAATCTACGGCATTATTCAAGAGCACCCCGAACTCGAATGTCAATTAACAAAGAAGCTCGAAGCTCGAGGATTTCAAGAGCTTCAATTTACCGGCGGTCGAAGGTATTTAGTTAGAGCTTCAAACAGCGCCACTCGAGGCATCGCAGCGCCGGATACGATATGGCTAGACGAAGCTCGCGAATATCACGATGAAGATGTCTGGTCATCGTTGCGTTTTACTCAGATGGCCTCAGCCAATCCTCAAGCTTTTCTTCTATCTAACGCCGGAGATCAACATTCAATCGTTTTAAACAAAATGCGAGAACGAGCTTTAGCCTCGATTATGTCTGATGATTTAAGTCTCGGATGGTGGGAGTGGTCAGCACCACCGGAAATTAAATTCGATAACTCAGCGACCTTTTGGGAAGGGGTAGCCCAAGCTAATCCGTCACTTGGGCATACCATTCACCCTGACAATATCCGAGCGGTGTTAAACGACCCCGAGGACATTGTGCGTACAGAGGTTTTATGTCAATGGGTTTCAACGATCAACCCGGTCATTCATCCGTCTCAATGGGCAGCTTGCGCGGTCGAGGGTCTGCGCTTGAATGAGTCCGCTGATACTTGGCTGGCGCTTGATCTCTCCCCTGATAGACGGCAAGCTGCGCTGGTCGCAAGTCAGCGAATCGACAAAGACCGATTCCAAGTCCAACTTTTACAGACTTGGAGCAATCCGGGATATCTGAGCGATAAATTAATCGCTAACGATATTGCGGATTGGTATAGACGCTTCTCGGTCTTAAAAATCGCTTACTCGGCGCGAACGGCTGGCGCAGTTGCCGCAAGACTTATCCCGGCTGGCTTACCTTGTGAGGCTATTGATGGCCAGCCTTACGCCACAGCTTGCGATCAATTCCTTAGCGCAATATCTAGCCAGCGTCTCGCTCATTCCAGCCAAGACGAATTAACCGCTCATTGCTTGTCAGCGGTTAGGGTTAATTTTGGAGATGGCGGCTGGGTTATGGGTCGCAAAGTTTCGGCGGCGGTTATTACGGGAGCAGTAGCCGCCGCTCTTGCCACTACTTACGCCACCCAATCGAATGATGGCGTAGATATCGCTATCGCGTAGCAGATATCCCCTACACTTTAGCCGTAATGGGTGCTATTAGAGATTTCTTCTTTCCTGCGACCTCGCCTAGTCGAGTTTCAGATGTCGAAGCCGCATTGACTCCGGTTCAGATTGCGGATTCCGTCTATAACATTCTCGGAGGCGCAACGAACACCACTCGACAGCTTGCGATGAGTGTTCCTTCCGTTGCTAGAGCTCGTAATATTATCTGCTCAACAATTGGCTCATTACCTTTAACAACATTCAATCGCATTACAGGCGAATATGTAGATCCTCACCGCGTAATTAATCAACCAGATCCAAGAGTCGCTGGATTCGTTATCTATACTTGGCTCGCCGAGGATATCTGGCTTTATGGCGCGGGGTATGGACAAGTTCTCGAGATGTATTCGGCAACCGATGGCGGCCGCGTTCGCTCTTGGACTCGCGTTTCACCTGATCGAGTCACAGTTGATACAGATTTCCTTAATACAACAATCACCGGCTATAAGGTCGATGGTAAAGCCGTCCCTTTAACCGGCGTAGGTTCGCTCATTCGATTCGATGGTGGGGATGAAGGATTCTTACACCGCGCAGGAAAGACAGTAAGCGCGGCGGTCTATCTTGAAAACGCAGCAGTTACTTATGCGAAAGAGCCTAATCCTTCAATGGTTTTAAAATCAACCGGCACTAATTTACCAGCTGAGAGAATTCAATCATTGTTAAACTCTTGGCGAACCGCTAGACAAAATCGCGCAACGGCTTTTCTAAATGCTGATGTCGATGTTAAAGAATTCGGTTTTGATCCTAAAAGCCTACAGTTAGCAGAAGCTCGTCAATATGTGGCGCTAGAATTGGCTCGAGCTTGTGGTATTCCAGCTTACTTTTTGAGCGCCGAGACTACTTCAATGACTTATTCAAACGCGGTTAGCGAACGGCGCTCATTAGTTGATTTCTCACTTCGCCCAATACTTAAGGCAATTGAGGAAAGGTTGAGTCTCCCGGATTTCGTCCCTAATCCGGTTATGGTGCGCTTCGCGTTAGACGACTTCTTGCGCGGCAACGCATTGGAAAGAGCTCAAGTTTATGAAATCTTGAACCGCATAGGCGCGATGAGCGTTGAGCAGATTCAACGAGAGGAAGATCTAATATCCAATGAAAATTAATCTACCAATGGCTATTACAGCCGCCGATTCAAATAAGCGAACAATTACGGGAAAAATTGTCACTTGGAATGAAGAAGGCAACACCTCGGTCGGGCGCACAGTTTTCGCTTCCAATTCAATCGAGCTAAAAAATGTTAAATTATTACTTGAGCACGATCGCACCCGTCCAATTGGCAAAGTCGTAGAATTTACCGAGACAAAAGACGGCATCGAAGCGACATTCAAAATCGCTAACACAATGGCTGGAGAAGATGCCTTAGTTGAGGCATCGGAAGGCTTACGCGATGGCTTTTCCGTAGGCGCGATGATTAACGAATGGACAAACGACAAGGGCGTTATGAAAATTACTAGCGCCAGTTTAGAAGAAGTCTCGCTGGTCACTGATCCGGCGATTGATTCGGCTCGCGTTAGCGAAGTCGCAGCTTCGGAAAACGAAGCACCAAAAGAAGAAGATTCTGAACCGGCAAAAGCTGATTCAGACAAACCAACCGAAGGAGACCAAGTGTCAGACACTACCGCTCCTGCTCCTGCCGTAGAAGAAGCGGTAGAAGCAGCTAAGGTGGAGACAGTTGAGGCATCTCGCCCAGCGTTCTACACCACCCCTCGCCTAGAGTTCACAAAGGCGAAATATCTTGAGGCATCAATCCGCGCTAAGGTTCTTGGCGATGATGAGTCTCGTCAATACATTCTCGCTGCTGATAGCAACACTTCAAACAACAGCGGACTAATTCCAACTCGTCAGCTAACAGAGATTGTAAATCCACTCTCAAACGCTGATCGTCCATTCATCGATTCAATCAGCTCCGGAGTTCTTCCTGATGCTGGAATGACTTTCGAAATTCCAAAGATTACAACAGTTCCAACAGTTGCCGAAACCGCTGAGGAAGCACCAATTACAGAAACCAATATGGTCTCTAGCTTCATCTCGGTTCCAGTTAAGAAATTTGCTGGTGGTCAGCAATTCTCGGTCGAGCTCTTGGATCGTTCTTCACCTGCGTTCTTCAACGAGCTAGTTCGTCAAATGGAATTCGCTTACGCAAAGGAAACTGATCGCTATGTAACCGCTGAGGTCGCAAACGCTGGCGTTCTAAACGCAACCGGACAAGCTAACGATGCTCAAGGCCTTCTAGGCTATGTATCATCCGCAGCCGCAGCGATCTACTCCGGATCTCTCGGATTCGCTCGTAATATTGTTGTTACACCTGAGCAGTGGGCTAAGATTATGAGCTACAACGATGCTGGCCGTCCAATTTATATTGCGTCCAATCCATCAAACGCTGGCGGAGCATTAGCACCTACAGCAGTTCGCGGAAATGTCGCAGGACTTGATCTTCGCGTATCTCGTAATATCACTGGAGCTGGCGGCGATAACCTCGCTGACTACTCGATGGTAGTTCTCAATCCTGAGTCTTACACCTGGTACGAATCAACCCGCTTCCGCTTGGAGACCAACATTGTTGCGACCGGCGAAGTTAAGGTTGCTTACTACGGCTATGGCGCACTAGCAGTTAAGGTTGCCGCCGGAGCTAACTGGTTCAACAAGAGCTGATAAATCCCAATAGTGACGGCTAGTCCGCTCCCGAGCTAGCCGTTCACCTCTTAGTAGAAAGGATTGGCTAATGCCGACAATTATCACAGCCTCAGAACTTAGGGCTGCGCTCGGTGTTAGCCAATCCCTTTATTCGGATGCCGTTCTAAATGATTGTATAGACACCGCAGAAATTGTTATTCTGCCTTTACTTGTAAGATACTCTGAGCCAATTGTGAAGGTTGAACTAACTGACAATGTTGCTACTTTTACAACTCAAAGCGAAACTATTTTTAGCGTAGGCCAGCAGGTAGTAATCGCTGGCGTTAGCGCAACTTTTAACGGAACTCGGACGATTACCGATGTCGAACTCGATACTTTTACCGCAGCAATTACCGCCGCAGATGTTACTGAGCGTAATGTCATACCTAGCGGCACAGCCACACTTGTCGGGGCTTCCAATTATGTTGGAAATGCCGCGGTCGAATCTGCCGTTCTTGCTATCAGCTGCGAAGTTTTCCAACAGCGCACTACCGGAGTCCAAGTCGAAGGCGTAGATTTTTCGCCAGCCCAAAGCCCATTCCGTCTTGGTCGCTCACTATTTAACCGAGTCTCCGGCCTCTTAGGATCTTATTTAGATACTTCATCGATGGTGGGCTGATGACCACCTCTATATCCGCAGATGTTCGAGGCGCAATCAAAACGGCTTTAGCCGGTGTAGCCGCCAATGTTTATGATGTCGTTCCCGAATCTCCGGCCGTCCCTTTCGCGGCTATCGTTCCGGATTCCCCTTATATGGAATTGGAGACAATCGGACGCGCTTCAACTAGAGTTAAATTAAATTATGTTATCTCGGTTGGAGTTGCGTATATGTCAAATCCTGCCAGCCTAGATAATTTAGAAAAAATAACTATGAGTATTCTTGGCGCTCTTTCAGCGTCCAAGTATGAGTTATCGACAGTTGAAAGACCTTCGGTCACTCAAATCGGTGTCCAGAATGTTCTGGTATCCGATATCCGCTTGAGCGTCCGCTACGAGCAATAATTTAAGGAGACCCAATGAGTTATATCATCACAGGGCGCGATGTAACCTTTACATTAGACACAAAGGCATACGACGCTCAAACAACCTCAGCGACTTTAAGCTGCGATACCATTATCGAGACCTATCAAACTCTCGATGGCCGCGCTTATAAGTCCGTAGATAAACAGTGGACTTTTACCATCGAACTTCTCCAAGATTGGGGTTCGACTAAGACACAAGGTTCGCTTTTTGAGAATATGTGGAACAATGCTGAACAGAATCCAAACACCACAGTAGCCGTAAGCTTTACAGCCGCATCTGGCGCAACATTCTCGTTCAATGTCCTTCCAATTTTCCCAAGCGCTGGTGGAGCTGCTCCAGGAGCACTTACCGACACTTGGACTTTAACAGTAGTAGGACAGCCATCGGAGTCTTACACCTAATAGATCGGAGCATCGGGAGCTATGAAGTTAAACCTAACAATTAAATATACAAACGGCGAAGTGGAGACCTACACCGCAGGGCTTCCTGAGTGGGCTAAGTGGGAACGGAAAACTGGTAAGTCGATCTATAAAATGACCGACATAAGTAATTATCAGCAGACCGATTTCTTATTCTTAGCCCATTCCGCCTATGTCAGAGCCGCAGCCGGTAAGGCGGTCAAAGCTTATGATGTATGGGAACTTACGATCGATGAGTTAATAATCGGAGAACCTGAGAACCCAAAAGTTACCCAGCCGGAAGCCTCAACCGACTCTTAATCGAGTTGGCGGTAGCAACCGGCATCCCGGTTCAATACTGGGAGAACGCGGAAGATTTATTAACGGCCGTAGAAGTATTGGAGCGAAGGAATGGCAAATGAGCCGATCTCTTATGATCGCCGCGAGCTTCGTTCTATTATGGCGGCTTTCAAAGCGATGGATCAAGAGTCTATCGACCAAGCTAAACGAGAATCTAACGCGCTCGCACAATTCGCAGCCGACCGAATCAAAGTCACAGCCCGAACAAGAACAGTTGCGGCCGATGCGGTTCAAAGAGTGGCCGAAGGTGTCAGAATCTCCAAGTCCAGCAAAATCGGAGAATTCTCTTACGGCTTTGCCTCTCAGCGTTTTTCTGGTGGCGGCACAACACAAATACTCTGGGCGGGTCTTGAATTCGGATCTAATCGTTAT